GACACGATGAAGGAGCGCAACATCGCGCCGTATATGGGCGACGATTACCTTGCGATCGGGCGTCCCACCACCTACCGCGGGCTGAAGAACCAGCTCGAGACGGTGAAGCAGTACACCGAGACCGGCCTTTCCCACATCTTCTCGGGTGAGATCGGGCGCTACGAGAATACGCGCTTCGTCGAGCAGACCGCGATCCCGTCGGGCGGCGCCAACGATTCCACGACGTTCGATCCCTATTCGGGCACGAGCGACGATTGGAACAACGGCCTCTCCTCGTGGGCGTTCTTCATGGGCGGCGATACCGTCACTGAAGCGGTCGCCGTTCCCGAGGAAATCCGCGCGAAGCTCCCGGGTGACTACGGTCGCTCGAAGGGTATCGCCTGGTACTACCTCGGCGGCTTCGGCCTCGTGCACACCGATGCGCTCAACGCGCGCATCATCAAGTGGGACTCGGCCGCGTAAAGCGCCGCTCACCAGTAATCGCTTGAGGCTGGTGGCTTAGTCGCCGGCCTCTTCTCCCCCGCAATCTCGAAAGTAAGAGGAGGCAACAGCCTCATGTACAACACTCCCGAGCGCATCACTTTCGGCTTCAATGGCGTCGCCATCGGCGCCGGCAACGTGACGCGCGTCATCCAAGGCCCGAAGGGCAAGCGTGGTCGCCTCGCCGACATCATTGCCGTTCCGTCAACGTCGATGGTCGGCACCACGACCCCCGGCAAGGTTCAGATCGGCGATGGCGTCACCGCCAACAAGTATGCCGACCTGTTCCTCGGTGCTGCCGGCGCAGGCACTGCGGCGGGTACTCCCGTCGTCGCTTCCGGCGTCACCACGATCGGCACCGGCGCTGCACTGAAGGGCCAGGACCCGAACGTGCTGCCGTTTACGTATCTGCCGGCCGACACGCCACTGACGATCACGTTCTTGCAGCCAGTCGGTTCGCCGGCCGGCGTCATCGACGCCGACATCGTCATCGAGTGGGGCATCTAAGCCCCTCTCGCCCCGCATCCCAACAAAACGCGAGAACCGCATGTCTCCCCGCCAAACCAAGCGCAAGCTCGAAGCAGTAAATCCCCTTCCCGAAAACGCGAAGGCGGATCAACCGCTCGATGCGACAGGCTACGAGTTTGCCGAGGACGGCTATTCGGTTCTCGCCCGCGCGAATCCGGCCGATCGCTTTCAACCCAATCGGCAGCTCCTCTCGCAGCCGATCTACGAAGGTCCCGACTATTGGGACGATGAGTGAGGACGAAATGAGCAAAGGTAAAAGCAACGGCATCGAGTCGACCAACGTCGGCAAGGGCCAGAAGATCGTTCGGGCGTTTCCGCTCGATCGCTCTTCCTACGATCTCCCGAACGCCCGCAATGGCGGCTCGTTCGGTGGCAGCGACACGAACCTCTCGCACTCCCTGCAGGGCGTGAGCGCAAACCAGAAGGGCAAGTAAGCCCTTCAACACCCAGACCTGAAGCCTGGGGCCATCGGAGCGATCCGGTGGCCCTTTGCTTTGGGCGAACACAGGAGACGAAATTTTGTCGGATAAGAAAACCCTTCCGCGGCTGCGGCTCAACAAGACCCGCGACCACGGCATCGTGAACCCGCCCGAAAACGGCGCGCACTACTACCAGGACGGATTCTATTTCTCGAACGAGGGCGACCTCGTCACGCATCCCGCGTTGCTGACGCCGGAAACCGAGGCGAAGCTCGAACGCCACGTCAAGCTCGAAGCGGCGCGACGCGCCGGCGAAGTGGCCAGGCGTAAGTCACTCGAAGCCGAGGGCATCAATCCCGACGACATCGACGCCGCCCTCTCCGGTGACGAAGCCGAGGATGAGGAAAGCGAAGACTTCAACTTCGTCGGCTGGCTCCGCGGCGAGTTCAAGGCCCCGTTCTTCACGATCCGCAAGGCGGTGAGCGAAAAGTACAAGGTCAATCTGAACAAGCAGAAGGAAGTCGTCGATTTCCTGGTGATCGAACAGCGGCTCGTCGACCCGAGCGAAGTCAAAGTCGTCTGAGCCCCTGAACCGTGGATTACAGCGCGCTCGCCGGGGGGAAGAGTCAGAGCGGCTCACTCAAATATTGGGTGAACCATTCCATTCTTCCCGTCGACGACATTCTCACCGACGCGCAGGGTGAGATTTACGCTCGCCTGCGGTCACGCGAAATGCGCGCGTCCACGGACATCAATGTTGCGATCGGTGATTTCGCTACGGCGCTGCCGGGCGATTTCCTCGATCCGATCTCGTTCAAGGATCAGTACAAGTGCGACATCGCGCTTCGCGATCCGGGCGTGCTCGAAGACATGCGCGGCTTTGATAGCGCCGGCGCGTTGCTCAAAGGTCCGATCAGCGATTACGCGATCTATGACGAGAAGTTGCAATACGACATGGCGTCGAACGCCGCAGCGACTTTCAAGCTCGTCTATTTCAAGAGGCCCGCGCTTCTGAGCGTCAGCAACAACACGAATTTCCTCACCACCCGCTATCCGAACCTGCTTCGCGCCGCAGCTCTGAAACACGCCTACGCCTTCCGCAAGGCTTGGGACGAGAGCACGCGCCACGCCCAGGCGCTCGAAGCCTACCTCCAGACAATCGAGATCAACGACGATCTGTCGAACCGCGGGATCGACAGCCCGTGAAGGATGAGTAATGCCCGTCTCGGATAGTTTTACCGCACCCCTTCAGCTCCTCTTGATGGGGACCGGCCTGCACTCAGGCGATTGGGGCACGCAGACCGAAGGCAATCTTCAAAAGCTTGAGTCCGCGATTGTCGGCCAGCTCACGACGACGACCACCGGCGGAACGATCACGCTCAGCGACGACCAGGCGCGAAACGGCATCCTCGCCTTCAACGGCGTGCTCACCTCGAACCTCATTGTTGTCGTGCCGGCGCGCTCGAAGGGCTGGACGATCCTCAATCAGACGACGGGCGCATTCACCGTCACACTGAAATCGGCCGCGGGCGGCACGAACACGATCACGATCCCCGCCAATTCCTGCGCGCTCTACTATTGCGACGCAACGCTCGTCTACTCGGTTGCGCCGCCCGTCAATTCCGAATCCGGCAAGATGAGCATGTTTGGCGGTCCGGCCGGCAACATCCCGGTCAATCATCTGCTTTGCTACGGCCAGGCCGTTTCGCGCACGACTTACGCCGCGCTCTTTGCAGCAATCGGCACGACGCACGGGGCGGGCGACGGCACGACCACATTCAATCTCCCCGACATGCGCGGGCGAGCGCCGGTCGGCCACGATAGTATGGGAGGCGTTGCCGCCGGGGTCGTCAGTCTCGGCAGCTCAAATCTCGGCGCGGCGTTTGGTGAGCAGAACCATGTTCTCATCACCGCGGAAATACCCTCGCACGGTCACGGCGTCACCGATCCGGGCCACGTGCATGGCATCAACGATCCGAGCCATATCCACTCGATCACCGAGTCGATCTTAGCCTCCGGTCCCTCGGCAAACGAGGCGGTGCCCGGCGGCGGCATCAACAACGCCACCGCCAACACCAACGCATCGACGACCGGCATCAGCATCCAGGCGGCAGGAACCGGCATCAGCATTCAGGCGAACGGCGGCGGCACGAGCCACAACAACCTCCAGCCGTCGATGTTCCTCAACATCATCATTCGCATCTGAGCATGCCGCAGAGCCCGACGCGCTCGCTCCCGGTCGAAATCCCGCCGGGTTACGTCAAGGTCGATTCTCCGCTCGCCGAGAAAGGTCGCTACATCGACGGATTCGGTGTGCGCTTCTTCCGCGGTAAGCCGCAGAAGATCGGCGGCTTCGTTGCCATGCTCACCGCGGCGATGCTCGGCATCATCCGCGGGCTCAAGGCCTGGAACGATCTTAGCTCGCAACAATGGATCGCGGCCGGCACGACGCAAAAGCTTTACGGCGTCTCGAACGCCGGCTTCACGCCCCAAGACATCACGCCATTCGTGCGCACAAGCACGGCGACAAACCCGTTCACGACGACGAACGGCAGCGCGGTCGTCAACGTCTCCTTCACCGCGCACCTCGCGATCACCGGGCAAAACCTTGTCATCAGCGGCGCATCTGCGGTTGGTGGCCTAACGCTCAACGGCGAATTCAGCATCACCGCGATCGTCGACAACAACAATTTCCAGATCATCGCCGCGACCGCTGCGACATCGGGAGCAACGGGTGGCGGGTCGGCGAGCGTCAATCTCGAACTGCCGTCCGGTCTCGTCAGCCCGTCGGCAGGCTTTGGCTGGAACGCCGGCTCATGGAACCAGGAAACCTGGAACACGCCACGCTCTGTTGGCGCGATCTCGTTCGATCCACTCGCATGGTCGCTCGGCAATTTCGGCAAGATTCTCCTCGCCGCGCCGCTCAACGGCTCGCTCTATTCCTGGGACCCGACCGACCTTAGCCATCCGCGCGCCGTTGCCGTCACGGGGTCAAACCCACCCCCATCCATCATGACGGGCTTCTTCGCCACGGCCGAGCGTTTCGTCATCGCGTTCGGGACGAACAGCGGCGGCTCGCAAGACCTGTTGCAATTCCATTGGTGCGGTCAGGGCGATTACACCGATTGGAATGCGAGCGCGTTGACAGGAACGATCGGCTCGCCCTCGCGCATTCGTCGCGTCACGCGCGGCCGCAAGATCATGAACGGCGCCGACATCGGCGGCTTCACCTCGCTGATGTGGACCGATAGCGCGTGCTACCGCCACACCTATACCGGCTCGGCCCAAGTCTTCGACACGCAGCTCGCCGGCGTCGATTGCGGGCTGATCGGACCGAACGCTTTCGTCGTCGTCGGCAACACCGCTTATTGGATGAGCCCGGGCGGGTTCTTCATGTCGGAAGGCGGCGGAACGCCGGTTCGCGTCCCGGCGCAAGACGATATCAGCGAATGGGTCTACCGCGACAATCTGCGGCCCTATTACAGCATCAAGGGCGCGGCTTGGTACAATCCCCGCTTCGATGAAGTGTGGTTCGCGTTCACGTCGAACAATTCTGACGAACCCGACCTCTGCGCCGTGTTTAATCGCAGCGGCGGCTTCTGGTTTACCGAAAAGCTCGTCCGAACCGCAGCGACTCGTTACGACGGACAAGATGCACGTCCGATCCTCGCCGGCACCGACGGGCAACTCTATCAGCACGAGCAGGGCGTCGATGCGAACGGCGCCCCACTCCCTTGGTCGCTGACGACTGCTCTCTTCGAGCTTGACGTCGGCATGATCTCGATCGGGGTAGAAAGCTTCTATCCCGACATGGAGCGCCATGTCGGCACGATCGCGCTCAACCTCATCGCCTTCGACCGCAGCACTGATCCGCCGATGGAGAGCGAGACCGAGACCTTCGTTCCCGGTCAGGATCAAGTCGATTTCCGCTTGGCGGGCCGCGAGCTCTCGATGGTCATGTCGGGCGGAACCGCGCTCGGCGACGACTTCCGTCTCGGCGTCCCGAAGGTCGAAGTCACCGACATCGGGGCACGGGCATGAAAAAGGTCGCCGCCTCAGCGCCGAAGACGATCGACGGGATTTACTCGAAGCTGATGGAGCTTTGCGGCGCGACCTCGCCAGAGACGGAAGAGATCGCCGATACCTTCGCCGTCTCGAACTTCACGCCGACGCGCACGCTCAACGTCTCCACCGCGACACTCACGGACCTGAAGAACGTCGTCGCGACCTTCATCCACGACATGCAGCAGCGCGGCTCGACCCGCACCAATGGCTGAGATCACGGCGCGGCACGCCGAAGCGACCGAAGAAGATTGCAAGGCGATCTTCCGGCTGCTTCTCACCATGCACAAGGAGGTTGGACGCCACGCGCTCGACCCGAACAAAGCGTTCGCCGAAGTGTATGCGTGCGTGAGCCGGGGCGCGGCCTGCATGATCTATCGCGGCGAGGAACTGATCGCATCGGCGGGCCTGCGCAAGGTGAGCCCCTGGTATTCGGCCGAAGAACTTCTCGCCGATCAATGGTTCTATGTGCGCAAAGACTGTCGCGAAGACGGTCGCGTGCTGAAGGCGCTCTTGGCTCAGACTCAGCGCGTCGCCAACGACACCGGCATGCCGGTGCAAATCAAGATTTATGACCCCGAGCGCCCATCGCGCACCAAGACTGCTTCGACCGCCGAAGATTTTTTCTTCCGGCCGGTTGGCAAGGTGCGCACTGTTTGGCCCGCGTATCAAAAGGTTGCGTAGCAATGTGCGGCGAATCCACCACCACCCAAAATCAGCAAAGTGCGAGCACGGGGTCCACGATCTTACCCGCGTGGGCAACGGCGGCTGGCGAAAACATTTTCAATTCGGCGAACGCTTACGCGGGCGCAAACCCGTATCAGGCTTATAGCGGCCCGACCCAGGGCTCGTTCGGAAACGAGTGGAACACCGCGGCGAATTACGCGACCGGCCAACTCGGGAAGGATAACCCGGGACTTACCGGCTCCAGCGATGCTCTTAAGGCAGTGCTCGGCGCGGCGATGCCGACCGCAACCGGATCAATTCAGTCCGGCATGTCGCCCTATATTTCAGGCGTGCTGCAGCCGACGCTCGATGCGATCGGACGCGACGCGGCGAGCCGGAACAACAGCACCGCGGCAAATGCGACGATGTCGGGTGCGTTCGGCGATTCCGGTTTCGGCGTGCAGAAGGCGCTCGATAACGACAACACGCAGCGCAACATTTCGAATGCGACGGCTGGCGCCTACGACAAGGCGTTCAGCGATGCGAGCGCGAACAAGAACAGCGCGCTTCAGCAGATCATGGGCGCGGCGAGCGGGCTTTCCGGCAACGCCAGTGCGCAGTTCGGCCAGAACCAGCAGCTCACCCAGCTTCTTTCTCAGATGGGTCTCGGCGAGCAGGGCGCCAACGCACAGGGCGTCACGAACCAGATGACCGTCAACAATCAGAAGAACAGCGGTCAGCTCAATCAATTCGCGACGCTCGACGCGATTCTCCGCGGTGCGCCGATGGACACGATCACGACGAATATCGGCTCGCAGACAAGCGGCACCACGCGCCCCGACAATAGCGGCATGGCCCTCGCCGGCTCGCTCGCCGGCGGCCTCCTGAGTTAATCACATGGCAGACCTGACCAGCCTTCTCTCGGGCCTCTTTAGCGGCGCGAGCACTCCCGACGCGAGCGCGGCACCAAGCGCGCCAGGCGTGCAAGATAGCGGTCTTCGCGCGCTCGCCAGCACCGAGCCCGTGAACGGCGCAACAGTGCTCGCCCGGCTGAAGGCTCCCACAATAAGAGATCGATCCGGCGCCGCATCGGACGCCCTTGGCTCCGTCGGCGCCGGCATGGCTTCTGTTCGGCCCGATTCCTCTAAGTTCGGGGCGTTTGCTCAAGGCTTGGCGGGCGGACTGAAGTCGAACGCAGATAAGGAGCCCGAGCGCCGCAAGCTGCAGATGTCGCAGATGCTGGGACAACTATTCTCTAGAGGCGACATCAAGGGAGCCGCATCAGCGGCCTTTGCTTCTGGCGACCCGAGCACCGGCCTGAAGCTTTTCGAACTTGCAAGACAGCAGGATGCGCAGCCTGCTCTCCTCGCTGGCCTGAATGGGCCGGGCGCTTCTTCGCCACCCGCGCAGGCATCCGCCGCGCCAAATGCCACGCCCACGTCGACCGCGGCATCAAGCGGCGATGATGATAGTGCGGCCCCCGCAGCGACGGCGCCAACCGCCGCGCCAACCTCGAAAGCTGCGGGCTCTTCCACGAGCAAAGAGCAACTAATCCGTTATCGTGACGGCCTCATCCCCGCGCTCGCAAACCCAGCCATGAATGAGGGGCTGAAGGCCGCGTATAAGACAAAAATCGAGACGCTCAATCAGCAGATCAAAGACGCCGATAACGAAAAGTGGTCTGTTGTCGACCCGAAGGAGTACGGCACGCTCAACATAGACCCGGGCTTCAACGGGACCGTTCTGAAGAACGTGAACGGTGACATCAAATTCCCGGGTGTGGGGCAGCAGGGAATATCGCCTCAGAAAATTCAGTCCCAGGCCGAGCAAGAACTGAGCAAAGCGAAGGTCTCGGATGTTGTTGACGCGATCGGCTCCGCGAAACCGGCACGCGATCGTCTTCAGACGCTTTCGCAATTGGCGGACGCATGGAACAGCGGTGGCAACGATATCACGACAGGACCGCTCGTCGGCGAAGGCGCTCTCAAGCTGAAGCAGATCGCCAAAGGCATGTTCGGGATCGACTCTGCTGGCCTCACGCAATCCGAACTGATTCAGAAGGTCGGAACGCAGCTATCCGCGATGGCCGCGAAGGACCTCACGAGCCGACCGACGCAGTTCGATTTCAAGGTGTTCTTGGCAAACAACCCCGGCCTCGAACTCTCGCCCGGCGGCAATCTCGCGCTCATCAACCTGATGCAGCAAAAGGCGAAAAACGACGTTCAGCTCGCGGCGCTCGCGCGCCAGCAAAAGAACGGCGACAATTGGGATTCGGTCGTCGCCGATTTTGATAAGACACACCCGATCATTAGCCCGCTCACCGGTAAACCGCTTGATCCGAACGAGGTGGTTTTTCCAGCCCCCCAGAAGGGCGGTCGGGGCGGACAGACTGCCGCGCAGGGCCAACCGCAGCAGGCGCCTCAAGGTGCCCAGGACCAGCCCACCGCGCCCGCTCCGCTGATGCCGAGCGTCCTAAAGAAGGCCGAAGGCGCGCCGCCGGATCAGGTCCTCGCGCAGGCCAAAGACGCCATCGCGAAGGGCGCCCCTGTCGATGCCGTCGCGGCTCACGTAAGGGCTATGGGCCTTGATCCGAGCGCGCTGACAGCGCCCGCGCAGCGCGCGCCTTCCGCCGACCCGGCGACCCCGCAGCCCGCGCCATCCCCTGCGCCCGACCCGGCTCCTCAGCCTGCCGCAGCACCGCCTGCGCCCGCACCGCAAAAGGGTGCGTCGCTCGATACGAGCAACCCGCTCGCGTTGCTCGCCTCGATCTTGGGACAAAACCCGCAGCAAGCCGCTTAGTGCCTAGCCCCACGCTGGCTATCGCTACTGGCAATCTCCACAACATTTGAACGCTTCTTTACGCCACGCAGCCAGTCCCACAGATTGACGATCACCGCCGTCGCAAAGGCGACGATTATCACAGCAACCAAGAATGTTAGTACGAGCGAGGTGTCGCTCGTTTTGCTGTCCATCCTCCACATGTAGACGAGGCCGCCGACAGCTGCGATCTGCGCGACCATCCACAACACGCGAGACATCAAAGCACCCAAATGGGCATATTCGACGACCTCATCCCCGCTCAACCGTCTTCATTGGCATCGTCGCCAGTCGGTATATTCGATGATCTGATCCCGAGCGCGCCAACGAAGCAAGAGCCGCAGTTCGACGCCCTGGGAAATTACGCAGGAACAACCGAGCCGCTCTCGTATCCATCCGGTAAGGACGGGGTGCTCTCCGATGTGGTGCGCGCCATTCCGGCCGGGTTAGAGCGCGGCGCAATCGGTGTGGCGAGTCTGCCCGGCGCGCTTCAGGGTCTGATGGATGCCGCGGCCCGAAAAGTCGGTGGCCTTTCAAACGAGGAAGCCGCTCGTCGGCTCGCCCAGGTGCGGGCGCCTCAGATTGGCGCAGGCGATGTGCTCACGCCCGAGAAGGTCGAGAGCGCGGCCACCGCAATCACCGGCCCAATTTACGAGCCGCAGACGACGCCCGGAAAATTCGCGCAGAGCGCAGCGGAATTCGTTCCCGGCGCGGTGCTCGGGCCCGGCGGCGTGGTCAAGAACGCGGTCACTTATGGCGTGATCCCCGGATTGGCGTCCGAAGCTGCCGGCGAGGCCGCGAAGGGGACCGCCGCAGAGCCATATGCCCGCGCGGCCGCGGCAATCGGCACCGGCGGCGCTGGAGCCTTCCTGACGCGCCCAAAGGTGGCCGAGAACTTCATTAGCAAGGCCGCCGAGGGTATGACGCCGGCACAGGTCACAGCCGCCGAGAAGCTGTTCCAGGATGCCGCAGACGCGGGCCTGCCTCTCACCCGCGCCGAGGCGTCGCAAGCCGTCACGAACGGCGCTACGAAGCTGGGTGATCTACAGAGAACGGTGGAGGGCCTTGGCGGTCTGAAGCCGATGATGGCGCAGCGCCCCGAGCAGGTAGCCGCCCTTGCCGACAAGGCTGCCGACACGCTCGGCCCGGCATCTGCTACCCCTTCCGCGATCGGTCCCGACATCGGGGAGGCCGCGAAAGGCGTCATCGGCGACACGCAAGCCGCGGTGAACGCGACCACACGGCCGCTGTATGACCAAGCCGCGCAATCCCGCGTCGGCCTTCCGGTGCTTCAGGGCCTCGAAACGGATCCTCTCTTCGTCAAGACGCTCGAAGAGATTCGCAGCGACCCGACGCTCAATCGCACGATCGAGAACCTGCCGAACGACTCGCCGGCGGTTCTGGATCTCGTGCAGCGCCGAATGGCCGAAAGGGCCGACAACGCGCGCGTGCCCGGTCAGGCGAGCACCAGTAACCTTGCCGCAGCCAATCTCGAGGACGCGCGCACGGCGCCGATCGCAGCGGCCGAGACCGCCACGGGTTCACGCCCCGCCACTGCCACAGCGCCTGCCCAGGTCGGCTCCTATGAGGCCGCTAGGGCGCAGCAAGCGGCGCTCCGCGAGAAGTACCTCGACCCCTTGATGGAAGGTCCGATCGGGAAGCTCGCGAAAGACGACATTCCGACCCAACGCGCGGCAAACTCGCTCTTCCCTCAAAACCCCCTCCCGAATAGTGCCGGCGAGATCACGCACGCCGTGAAAAACCTCGCCAACAAGAACCCTGACGCCGCGCGGCAGCTCGTGCGCGCCCACGTCGAGAGCGTTTTCAACGAGGCGACCAGGAATTTGCAAACCGGACCTAGCCAATTCGGCGGCGCGTCCTTCGCCGCGGCCCTCCGCGGCAATGCTCAGCAAGCCGAGAACTTGAATGCGGCGATCACCGCGCTGCACGGGCCTGAGGTCGCCAAAGGCTTCGACCGGGCGCTTGAGATCATGGAGGCGACCGGTCAGCGCCAGCGCATCGGCTCGATGACAAGCTTCAACGAGGAACTGAAGACGGCACTCAAAACCGGCGGCACCGTGGCCTCTGCGGTCCCCGTCATCACCAGCGCCGGACTCAAGCTGCCCACGCGATTCGAGAAGGCGTTCGAGCGCTGGAACATGGGACGCAATGTCGATCAGATCGCCCACCTTCTCACCGACCCGGCTGGCACTGAGGCGTTCCGCCGTCTCGCGCTTGCTCCCTCCACGGGGCGACAGGCGAGCCTTGCCGCGGGACGGCTTGCCTATCTCGGGCTCGAAAGCAATCGCCATCCGGAATATCCGAACCGGACCACCAAGGGCCAATTCACCCCGCTGCCGGCACCAAAGTAGGGGACGCGAGCGCCTGCCGGCTTCTTGCCGAGGGCCGTCCGCGTTATTATCGCCCCCCGGTAAGGGCGCCCCGTCCGTGGCCGGCGTCGCGGTGCTCTCAGCCCCCTCTCGCACCGTGGCGCCGGCCTGCTTGCCTCGTTCGTTGACTTCTTTGTCAACAAAAGAAGGGCCGCCCCGAAGGGCGGCCCTTGGCCTGCGTTGCCGTGACCGGCCGCGCCAAGACTCGCCGTAGCTTGTCTAGACGCGCCTCGCCTTGCCTGCCTCGCCTTGCCAAGCCGCGCCGTTCCTGGCCGAGCACCGCCATGCCAGCCATGCGCCGCCCTGCCTCGCCACGCGATGACGAGCCGGGCCTTGCCTGCCTCGCCGTGATCCCTGCCAACCGGATTGAGGCAATCCGATTCCGCACTACGCAACTAAGCGGCAGCGGACTTCGCTGCTGCTCTGCTCAGTTTATCAATCGCGATTTCGATGTCACCCTTCTTTATGCCCGCGTGCGCAATTGCGGCTTGATATCGTTCCGCCCATTCCCCGAGCGTTTTCGCTGCTTGTCGACAGTGTTCGGCGATATGCTGCGGGTCATCCGGATCGACGAGACGGTAGCCGCCGCCCTTGTGTCTGGTTTCCAATGGCGACAACACCATCGGCATCGGCGTTTCGCGAACGCGCACGCTATGCGGGCCGACGACTTCTTCAATTCGGAAGGTGACGCGCAAATCGCGTGCAAAGGCGCGCGCCTGTTCAAGCTGATATGCCTGCGCAGCTGCGTTCGTGTCCCACTCGAACCAATCGTAAGCAGGGTGCGTTTTGCCTTGCTCGCGGACCTCTCTGAGGAACAGCGAGGCGTCATACTGGCCATTGTGCCGAACCGCAAACTCGCGGACGATCTTCTGGCGAATATCCTTTGTAAACCGAGTACCCATCACGCAGCCCTCCGCTTCACTTCGCTGGCAAAGAATGTCAGCAAGTCCTCTGTATCGCGGTCGGCCGGCGCCGGGTCTTTCAACGCGGCCTCCTGGACCTTGCGAGCGTGCTTGGCGACAAGCTCGTCCCACTCTTTGTCTTTTTCGCCCTCCCCGATGACGCGAAACGAGCCGAACGCGCCCTTTCCCTTTTCCTGACGGTAATCGCCGACCCCGATCAGCACGCCCGCATTGCAGAGCAGTGCGACGACAGAAGAGACGGACAGCTGCGGCACGATAAACTGCACCGTGACTTCGGCACCCCATTTCGGCAGGAACGCTCGCGATCGAACATCCGGGGTCTTGTTGATGTCTGCCGATCTGACCACATCCATCCGCAAGAACGGCGTGCCGTAGAGCGGAACGAAATCGCCCGGCATGAACAAAAGACGCTGCGCTGAGGATTTACTCAGCCCGGGCGTCTCAAGTGCCGCCGTCGCCATCGCGGCTTTCACCGCCGTCACGCGCAACCCGAGCGCGCTAGGGCCGTCCGGCAGCACTTCGGCGCTGTCGCGAAATTCCTGATATGGATCGTGCTTTATATTCGCGCGATCGGCCTTGCTCTTACGGCCCCCGCCGACGAGAAGCTGTTGCTTCGCCTTGTTCGCCATTCGATTCTGAAAAAGCGGTGTCGTGCCGATGATGCGGAGCGTCACCGAAGCGCGCTTGAGCGGTACAACCGTGATTTCTGCGGTCTGCTCGGATGCCTTAGTCGCCATTGCTCAGGCCTCCACATATTGCGCGTGCATTTCGAGCAGCGCGCTGTGGAGGGTCCGAAGCACCCGCCCGACGTTTCCGGGCTTCATTTCGTCTTTCGGATAGTCCGCGACGTAAGCGGCGAGTTGCGCCGCACCGACGAGACTTACCGGCTCTATGGTCACTAACTTGTCGAAGAGGGCCGTCTCGTGGTTTTCTGCGGCGTCGTACTCCGGGGAACCGTCCGGCGTCGAATGGCCGATGGCCACCATCTTCTGCCGCGCTTCGCGATGCGTCTTGATCGCCATAAGGATCGGATCGAGCGATCCCTCATACTCGCGGGCACGGCGCGCCTCGATCAAGCCGACGACACGCGAGACAGCGTCATCGTCCACAACACCGAGCCATGCGTTCAGAAAGCGTGCTCGGCTGTTGTCTATTCGCTGGCCGCCATTGCCGAATGAAAAGCCGATGCCGAGAAAGCCTTCCGCGGTGTTGATCGGAACGTCTGCACGGCGGCACTGGTCGAGCCAGAGTGCGGGATCGAAGTCGATATATTGTGAGACGGCGTAAGCCGCTTCGATCGGAGAGTACGGCCGGTTGAGGTTTTCGGCTTGCACCGACGGCGTTCCGGCTTCGGCCGCAAGGCCACCGCCGAAGAATGCCGGAAGCGCACCGATCCGCGAGAGGATCGAGCGCCGGGAGGGATTTGTGGTATCGGGTAATTCAGCCATGCGACCGCTCCAATCAGCGTTCTGTGGTTAGGGCTGCCTTGGTGTTCACTGCACCTTGGCGGCCCGACTTATTTGTGATACCCCTAATTCATGAGGAAGTCAATTCGGGGTATCACGAAAAAGCGGGGCAGACCGAAGACGACCGGGAAGGGCACCGGCGTCATGGTTCGCTTGCATGACCCGGAACTCACCGCACTTGACGGCTTTATTGCTGATCAGGAGGAGCCCCGCCCGACCCGTCCTGAAGCGATCCGGCTCGCTCTCCGCGATTGGCTCGCCGGCCTCGGCCGAATGAAACACCGCGACGATCCTGAAGGCGCAAACGGCCGCTGACCGCCATCATGAACCGGGGTCGTGCTGCCTACGAAAGGCTCCACGCCCCGGCCCACTAAGGTTGCCCTCAAGAGCAAAACCGCCTAGACCTACGAGCCTCGGACCGTTCCGCCCGCTGCCGCCCCCGGCTTGCGGGTTTTTTCATGCGCTGAGCGCCCGGAGCGGTCCCGCCCCACCTCGATTTCCGACCCAGACCCGCCCCAGGAGGGCCACCCCTTTGCGCGCCGATTTGCTGCACGTCGTCACCGCGATCTCCAATCCTGTCCGCTGGAAAAGCCGGATTCGGCTCTACAAAGAATTTGAGAAGCACATGCTCGAAAGCGGCGTGCGTCTCACCGTCGTCGAGTGCGCCTACGGCGACATCCCCCACGCCCTCGAGACCGATCCGGCTGTCAATCACGTGCAGGTCCACGCCAAGACCCAGGTGTGGCTCAAGGAAAACTTGCTCAACATCGGCATCGCCCGCCTGCCGCGCGATTGGAAATATGTCGCGTGGATCGACGCCGACGTTATCTTCCGTAAGAAGCATTGGGCGTCCGAAGCCGTCTACGCACTTCAGCACCACGATTTCATCCAGCCATGGGAGCATTGCTACGATCTCGGGCCGAACGACGAGCACTTGATGACGCATTGCTCGTTCGGTCGCCAGTTCATTAAGGACCCGATCACCTGCGAGAAGATGGGCAAGGGCTACACCTTCGCTCATCCCGGTTACGCATGGGCTGCGACCCGCGGCGCACTTGAAAAGGTCGGCGGGCTACTCGAAACCGCCGCTCTCGGGGCAGCCGATCATCACATGGCGCTTGCCCTCATCGGCAAGGCGCATTTGTCGATCCCTGGCGGTCTGCATCCGAACTATATCGCCGCGGTGAAGGAGTGGGAGCGTCGCGCACTCGCTCACATCAACCACAACATCGGCTTCATCGCCGGCACGATCGAGCACCT